GAGGCCATCACGTTCCAGTCGCTCACGACCGCCACGGCTGTGACGATCCTCAATCATGGGGCCAGTGTGCTGGGGGTGCATATCCAGGCCGATAACTCGCCGGGCAATACCGTGATCCTGAAGGATGGCGGGGCGAACGGCATGCGGCAACTGACGTTCTTTTCCGCTACCTCAAGTATCAGCACCATCATGATCCCCGAGCCCGGCTTTGAGTTTCGGACCAATATCCACATCAACGTGGACGGGGCCGGGCATGTGACGATCATCTATCGATGAGGCGACTGCTCGACGCTTCCGGCGGTATCGTGCGGGAGTTCCTGTCCGACAATGAAGGCCGTTGCGCGGTGCGCTCCACCCAGGATGCCGAGCCCGCATTGGATTACAATGCCTTCATGCGCGAGCAGAAGCAGATCGGCGAGCTGAGGCTTATTTCGGTCATCAACCCGGTGATGTTCGAGGAAGCCTTGAGAATGTCCGGCCTTTCCATGCGGGACTTTCACCAGAAGCTGGCGCGTTACGAGCGTGAAGCCCTGATCCGGAAGTTTCTCAGCAATCCAGACTACAAGAAGTTCCGGGCGGTGGAGCGACTATGAGCATCACGACTTACCTGGAGCTTCAGACGGCGGTCGGAAATTGGCTGCACCGCACGACCGGCTCGGGAATCGCTACGGCGCGGGTGCAGGAATTCATCGCACAGGCTGAGGACTACATAGCGCATGACCTGCGAATCCGCGCCATGGAGGCCAGTTCGGACCTGACCGTCGATGATCAGGAAGTGGCTCTCCCAACGCGCTTTCTTGGCGTGCGCCGTATTTATATCTCCGGCACCCCAAATTCCAAGCTGGACTTCCTCCCCTCTCCGGCCTTCTGGGAAAAGCACCTCTCGACGCAAACCAGCAAGCCCAAGGGCTTCACGATCGAAGGCGACAATCTGGTATTCGGCCCCGCGCCCGACGACAGCTATACGGGCAAGCTGCTTTTCTGGCAGCGCTTCGCGACCCTCTCCGATGATGCGGATACCAATTGGGTGCTGACCAACGCACGGGGGCTGCTGCTCTATCGTGCCATGGTCGAGGCGGCGGCCTACCTGGAAAACGATGCCATGGCGCTCAAGTATGCGGCCCTCTATGAGGACATCAAGGATGTGGTCGAGAAGGGCGACAGGAACGACCGCTTTCCTGCAGGACAGCTTACCATGCGCTCCGACGTGGCGGTCGGCTGATGCTGGCACAACGGCTGATGTCTCTGCAGGGTGCCATGCAGGCGCGCCAGCCGGCCCGGATCACCATACCCTTCGGCGAATGGCGGCCCGATCTGCCGGCCTTGGCCAATCCTGGTGTGGTCAAGGCGCGTAACGTCATTCCTGGTGAGCAGTCCTATGGGCCTTTTCCAGGTTTAGCTGTCCAGTCCGATGCCCTGACGGCTTATTGCCGGGGCGCCCTGGCGGCGAAGGCCAGTGATGGGAATTCGTACTTTTACTGCGGTGACGCGACAAAGCTTTATCAGATCTTCAATCAGACCGTCACGGACAAGTCCAAGGGCGGGGGCTACTCGAATGCCGCCACGCAGGGTTGGGAAGCTACGGTGTTTGGCACGAGCATCCTTTTCACCAATTTTGATGATGCTGTGCAGTCGCTTACGATTGGCGGCGCGGGCAACTATGCGGATCATATAACCTCCACGTTGAAGCCCAAAGCGCGTCACATCGCGACCGTGCGGAACTTTGTCGTGCTGGGCAATACCAACGATGCGACGGACGGTGATGTGCCGCACCGGATATGGTGGAGTGCTATCAACGATTCGCTGGACTTCGATCCTGACGCCTCGACGCAATGCGACTTCAACGACATGCCGGACGGCGGCTTTGTCACCAAGATCATTGGCGGGGCGGACTATGGCGTGATCTTCCAGGAAGGCCAGATTTCGCGCATGACCTACACGGGCGACAACCTGATTTTTCAGATCGACCCCGTGGACCGGCGCAGAGGTTCGCCTATTCCGGGCAGCATTATCGGCAGAGGCCGGCTGATCTTCTACATCTCCGAAGAGGGCCTGTTTGCCTTCGACGGCACGCAGTCAATCCCTCTAGGCGTTAACCGTTTCGACAAGTGGTTCTGGGATCAGTTCGATATCGGCAATGCCCACCGGGTAAGCTCTGCCATTGATTATCCCAATAAGCTGGTTTGCTGGGCTTTTCCTGGTGAGGGTGCATCGGGCGCCAATCCCAACAAGCTGCTGGTCTATGACTGGCAGAACCGCAGGGCGACCTATTGCGACCTTGAGACGGAGTTCATTGTCGCGGCGACCACGCAGGCCTTCTCGTTGGATGACCTGGACGATATCGGCACCGACATAGATGACGAGACGGTGTTTTCGGTTTCGTTCGATGACCCGCAGTGGCGGGGCGGGCTCTATCGCTTCGCGGCTTTCGACATGATGCACAGGCTGTCCTACTTCACGGGCGATAATCTTGCAGCTGAAATCGAGAGTAACGAAACGCAGCTCTACAAGGGTCAGCGAGCTTTCGTGTCGAATACGCGGCCTTTGGTTGATGGCGGGGCTCCCACGGTGGCAGTGGGCACGCGCAACCGGAATATCGACAGCGAATCGTTTGGCTCCGATGTGGCGATCAACGATGAAGGCGAGTGCCCGCAGGAAAGTGATGCGCGCTATCACCGCTTCCTCTTCAAGCAGCCGGCAGGCGAGACCTGGACGCACGTCCAGGGGGTCGAGATCACGGTCAGCCCGAGTGGGTTCTACTGATGGCCGTCGTCTCGCCCCGCGCATCCATTCGCGGCTACGCGGCGGCGCCGGTCGATTGGCACGAGTGGCCGGAGTGGTGCCGCAAGCTTGCGGAGGTGATCAACCGCGTTCGCGTGGGGAAGCTGGCCAATGCCGGCACGGTGACGCTCGCGGCCAATCAGACCAGCACGACGATCACCAACCACCTGATCAACCCGGACTCTACCATTGTCCTGATCCCCACGAGCGAGGACGCGGCGGGCGAGGTGGGCTACTGGGTTTCGACCTATGGCGATGGAACGGCGATCATCACCCATGCAAATGACAGCAGAACGACACGAAGCTTCAAGTATCTCGTCTTTGGTTAGCCCGCACAGGCTGATCCAGATTTGGCCCAAGGTGGCGAAGCTGTTAGCTCAAGTCCCGGGCGGCTACTGCTCGCAGACCGACTACTTCGACCGTATCTGCTCGGGTCAGTTCCAGCTCTGGGTGGACAGCGACGAGGTGAACGCCTTGGCGCTGGGTGAGGTGATTCAGTATCCGCAGAAGCGAGTCTATAGCATCTTCATCGTGATCGGCCAGGGCCGGCAGGACTGGCAGGACCGGGTACAGGAAATCGAAGCCTATGCGAGAGAGAAGCGCTGCCGTGCCATGCGCTGTCTCGCAAGGAAGGGATGGGAGCGGGTCATGAAGCCGCATGGTTACGAAGCGACGCACGTTGTTCTGGAGAAGGATATCTGACATGCCCGGTGGCGGTGGCGGCAGCAACGAAACGCAGACCCAGACATCGGTGCAAACGAACGATCCCTGGTCCGGGCAGCAGCCTTTCCTGACGCAGGGCTTCGAAGGTGCGCGCGATGATATCCTGCAGAATCCGCTGGAGTTTTTCCCGGGCAATACCTTCACGCCGTTCTCGCCGCAGACGCAGCAAGGCCTGGGCATGATGGAGAACCGGGCCTTGCAGGGCTCGCCTTTGGTTGGGGCAGGACAAGCCGAGCTGCAGAAGACCCTGGGGGGCGAGTACCTGGGTGGTGACAACCCGGCCTTTCAGGGCATGCGGGATCGTGTCGCGGGCGATGTGACCAGCCGGGTCAACAGCCAGTTCGAATCCGGCGGCCGGTTCGGGTCCGGCATCCATGCCCAGACTCTCGGAAGGGGCCTGGCCGAGGGGCTGGCACCGATCGACTACAACAACTATCAGGCCGAGCGGCAGAACATGATGGGCGCGGCCGGAATGGCGCCTGGACTGGCGAACCAGGACTACCACGACATCAGCCAACTGATGGGCGTGGGGGCCATTCAGGAAGGCAAGGACTACGAGGGCCTGCAGGATCAGATTCAGCGCTTCAACTTTGGCCAGATGGAGCCGCTGCAGAGATTGAATGCCTACATGGGCCTGATCGGGGGCAATTACGGCGGGGCCTCGACCGGCACCACGACGGCCACCATGCCTTCGACCAGCTTCAATCCGTTGTTGTTCGGCACGGGGACGGCGCTCACGGCGGCCAACGTGGCGAGCAATCTTGGCTGGCAGCCGTTCGCGGCGTGACCTGATGGCCAGAAACGCGGGCGACATCAAGGCAGCCGGTCTTGGGTATCAGCAGCGCCCGGCCGAGGGGCTGATCCCAATCCAGTCGCTCATCGACAACGCCCGTCGCGATGTCCGCGAGCGCGGTGGTGGCGCGCAAGGCCTGTTCAATCCGCATACCAGCTTGCCGGTCCCGGACACGTCTCAGCCCGGTCCCGGCCGGGCCTTCGCACGCAACCTGATGCGAGGTTTCTTCACCACGCAGGACTTCGGTAACACGGGGGCGTTCAGCGACAACCCAAACCCACAGGCACAGGCCCGGCTGAATGCAGCGCAAGCGGCCTTCAACGGCTACCCGCTCGGACAGGTTTCCATGCTGATGGCGGGGCGCGGGATGGGGCCGCAAGTTGGGCCTGGTTCGCCTGTGGGGGGTGGTTTCATGGGCCGCGATCCGCGCGTGACCACGGGCATCCCGGATGAGCAAAGAGATGTGCTGTCGGGCATATCTCTGGGCTTCGGTCTTTCCGGCGTCGGCTTCGTCCCCAGCCTCACGAACAGGTTCTTTGCCAACACGCCGGGCGTGATCGGCGACATCGCGCCCAAGGTCGGCACGGAGTCCTTTGCCAAGCATGTGGCGATGGGCCGGCTGGCCGGGGCTCTAGGGCGCAACGTCTCCGGGACTGGCGTGCGGGGCGGCAAGGCGCTCGGCGCCCAAGGTATTCGTGGACTCTAGGAGATCCACGGCGCTCACCAGTGCCCCGCCCGCGGAAAGTGCCTGCATGGCGTCGAGGACGGGCGAGACGCAGCCGGACATGAGCAGCGCCGCGCACAGTGTAATTATGAGTTTCATGGCCTAGAGCCTACGCTATCCAGGAGTCAAAGGGAAGCCCATGGCGATCAGCTACGACAAGTTGCTCCAGGACACGCGCCGGCAGCAGGCTTTTAGCGCCCTGGGCCAGATGGGCGGCTCCCTCATGGCCGCCTCCATGGGGGGCATGCGGCCGCGGGACCGGGCCTTGCTGATGGGGCAGGGGCTGCAGAACGCCCAGCAGCCCGGGGTATCGCCCATGGAGCAGCTGCAGCTGGCCACCATGGTCCAGGGATATGAGGCCCAGCAGGCCGAGCAGAAGCGCCTGGCCGCCATTCAGCAGATGGGCGAGGGATTGTTCGGTGGGAATGGTATGCCGGCCCAGGACGCCCTGAGGGCCGGTGGCGGGCCTACGCCCCAGGCGGCCGATCTTATGGGCCGGGGCGGCTTCATGGCTGGTGGCGAGAATCCGGCCGTCCAGCAGCATCTCAAGGCGCTTTTCGCCATCGATCCCGAGGCGGCGGTCAAGGAAGCGCTGGAGCTCCAGACCCGAGAGGCCAAGCCGCCGCAAAGCCGCAATCGCGTGGAAGGCGATACGACGATCTTTGAGGAGTGGAATCCGGCCTCTCAGGCTTTCGAAGAGGTCAGCCAAGGCCCGCGCTACAAGCCCACGACAAACATCAACATGAACGAGGCCTACAAGCCTTTGACCGCGCCGGCCAAGCTGCTGGCGGACAGAAACTATCTGGTGGGCCAGCAAAAGCTGCCCGAGGACCATCCGAGCGTGCAGGCCATTGACCGGGAGCTGGCCAAGATCGGCGTGCCCTCGGGCGAGTCTATGCGCATGCAGGAGATGGTCACCAGCGGCCAGCGGACCATGACGGACATCACCCAGGCGGTTATGCCTGGGGGTGAGATTGACATGGATGTTGTTGCGGGCATGTGGATTAACTTTCCGAAGTCGGAGCATCGCAAGACGCGCGCGCAATTCGAGGAAGTGACCTCATTCATCCTGCGCTTGGAGACGGGCGCCCAGGCGAACGAGCAGGAAATCAAGAACACCATGGCCCGTTACATGCCCTCGCCCCTTGATGACAAGCCCACGAATAAAGATAAAATGGAGCGGCTACAGCGGCGCTTCGACAACGCGCAGCGGATTGCCTCGGGTGGGGAAGGGTCGCCCGAGGAAGCCGAGTCGATGCCCGAAGGTGTTGACCAGGAGCTGTGGCAGCTGTTGACGCCCGAGGAACGCGCGCTGTGGCAGAACTGACCCTCGACCAGCAGAAGGCCTTGGCGCTCGCCAGGGCGCGCCAGCGTGCGCAAGCGGGTGCCCAGGGCACACCAGCGGCCACTGCCGCGCCGCAGACGCTTCAGCAGCGCTCCAAGGATGTCTTCGGCTTCAAGGATTATGCGCATCGCGGGACCCTGCTGCCCTTGGGGCGCACCAGGGAGGGCAAGACGGAACTGGCCACGCCCGGGATCATCCGCGACATGATGGAGTCGGCTCTGCTCCCTGGCCATGTGTCCAAGGGCGGCTCCTACACACCCGAGGATGCCTTGCGCTTTACCCTGGACTATGCCGCGCCCGCGACGGCGCACAAGCCGACCTTGACCAGGAAAGCCCTGACCAAGAGCGCCCCCACGACGGAGCAGTTGAAGGGCCAGGCCAAGGCATTCAAGACGTCTGCGGTGGAGTCCGGCACGGTCGTGAAGCCGGACAGCTATCTTGACCTGATGACCAGGATGGAGAGCGCGGTTACGAAAAACAAGATCAATTCAACGCTGCACCCCAGGGCCAACGAGGTCTACAAAATCCTGTCTGACGCGCTCGGGCAGGATATGGATGTCGAAGACCTGATGGTCGCAAGGCGTTTGATCGGCGTGGCGCAGCGCAGCGTGACGCCCGAACTGGCCGATGAGCGGCGCATCGCCGGCCTGATGGAGGACATGCTTGATGACTTCGTGGACAACCTGAAGCCGGCCGATCTCGTATCAGGGGATCCCTTGAAGGTGGGCAAGAACCTCACGCAGTTCCGCTCGCTCTGGTCTCGCGCCAAGAAATCCGAGCTGATCGAAGGCATCATGGAGAAGGCCACGACGCAGGCCAGCGGCTTTGAGAATGGCATCCGCATCGGCTTCCGTAGCTTGCTGAACAACAAGAAGCAGCTTCGCGGTTTCAGTCCCGATGAAGTGAAGATCATGAAAGAGATCGTTCAGGGCACCAGCGGTCAAAAGCTGCTGCGCCTGCTGGGCAAGATGTCCTTTGGAACGCGCGGCGGCTCCAATTTCCTGGGGGGCTCCATCGGGGCTGGTGCCGGCGCAGCGCTTGGCTCGGAAATCGCCGGCCCGCTTGGTGCTGGTATTGGTGCCCTTGCTGCCCCAGCCGTTGGCTACGCAGCGCAGAAGGGGGCCGACTACGGCACGCGGAAAGGGGCTGAACTGGCCCGCGCCATGGCGGCGACGGGCGGGCGTTTGCCGCGCGGCGGGCCGCAGCAGGGCGTGTTCAATCTGCTGATGCAAGGCGCCATGCCGGGAGCGGGCACGCTAGTCCCAAGACCCCCCAGCCTGATGGATAACAAGTTCGCTCAGCGTCACGGCTTGGAGAATATCTTCTAGGCCAGGATTAGAATGGCCAGGGAAGCACCAACGAACGTCAAGAGGGCCGCGCCAAGGCAAATCGCCG